CCTTTCTGATCTATCAATCAAGGTACAGCAACGTAAGTTAAAAGATTTGGTAAGGATAAAAGATATTGAGTATGGAGAGTACAACGAAGTTAGAGGGTGGAAGAATAAAACCATTATCACAAAGAAGAAAAGTGTTATTTACTTTAAGACCTATGATCAAGGTTCAGAAGCGTTTCAAGGAGATGATATTGATGTTGCTTGGTTTGATGAAGAATGTCCATACGATGTTTTCCAGGAAACACTCATAAGGATTGGCGATCGTCAAGGATGCATGGTAGTAACGTTTACTTCTTTGCAGGGGTTCACAAGGTTAGTGAATAGGTTGTGGGAAACTAACGATCCAAATGTTAAGACTACCGTTCTTACCCCTGAGATGAACCCATTTCTTACAGCTGAAACAAAGAAGCAATTGTTAGGTAATATGGATGAAGACGAGAAGCAGTCACGTTGGGAAGGCAAGCCACACTTAAAGTCTGGGTTAATATACAAAGAGTTTGGTGATATTCATAAGGTTCCAAGGTTTGATTATGTACAGATGCTTTGGGAGAATCCAAGGCGGTATAAGATTTACGATGGGATAGATCCGCATGATCGTGTACCGCACCATTGGTTAAGGTTTTTGTGGGATAGAGAATCAGATGAATTGTTTGTTGTTGAGGAATTAAAAGCTCCGTTTGAGTGTATGTTGGTTAATGACTTTGCACGGATGATTCATACTGCACGTGGTAAGAAGTTTAAATCCAACCAAGAGTTATTACCTGAACATACTGAAATTGATACTTCTGCTATGCGACCAGTAACAGTTCAAACCCAGGGGGATGATCAACAGACTGATATTGTCACAGTCCGTAACGAATTCCATAAAGCGGGGATACCTACAATGCTAGTTATTAAAGACAATGCTTTAGGTATCGATGCGATTAAAGGACGGTTAAAGGTTGTACGTACAATAACTGGAGAGATAAAGCGTAAACCACGACTTTATGTGTTCGACGATCTAAGTGGTGTTAAGTGGGAGTTTATGCGTTACGCATGGGAGAGTTATTTGTCGGCAAAAATATCAGAACGTAGAGAAATCCTAAACACACCACTTAAAAAAGATGACCATTACATGGATATCATCAAGTACATGTGTTTACGGTTAAAGAACATGAATACCCAAGAAGATGTACCACAACGAGAGCAAGTAGTTAACGAAGCGATGGGATATTAGAAAGGAGAAAGATGTGGAAAACTTATTAGGAAATTTAAAAATATCTGAATATTTTGATGGCAATGGAAACGTGGAGATATTAAATTATAAATTTGACAAGAAGGAAATCAATAAACTTATAATATATTTTGAAACAAATCATGGTGATGAAATAGGTATAGATTTATTTCAATTATTATTAGGGGTAAAAATTAAATTGCCTAAAATATGGAAAAGCATTGATGGTTAATTTGACAATTTAAAGAAAACATGGTATAGAATTAAGTCATGGCCACCTCAGAACAAATTGAAGATTTTACGTCTGATCAAGATGCGATAAATTATTTCCTTAGTCTTAAAACTAAATATAAACAGCAACGTCAATCCTGGGAACAACGATGGGACCAAGCGTTAGCCTCTGTTTATATTACTAACGAGCTAAATAAAACTTATGTAGGACGTGCTGATTCTCGATCACCTATCCAAAACTGGAAGGTAAAGAATATCGTTGCACGGCTTGCACGTGTTTTGTTTGGTGCTGTTCCGTTTGGACGTATTGAAGATACTAACGTTGAGAATGATTCAGATGAGCAAGAAAATATTGTTGACCTTTGGAATAAATATATCTTCAACAAACAACTAGGTGATATCGAATATAAGAAATACATGAAGCAGCACATGAAGAACAAGACTATCCAGGGTACAGGAATTTCCAAAGTAACACAAGAATTTGAAACCAAAGAAATGTCTTTTTTTGATGGTGAAGAAGATGAGGAAGTAGTAGTAAAAGATAATACTTTCTTTAAGCCGTTATTGATCAAAGAGTTTTATTCTGATGTTACTAAGTACGATATAAACGAATCACAAGCATGTATCCATTCAACTATACTTCCTGTAGACGAGATAAGGAAAAACAAGAAGCGCAAGGAAAAGGTAATTATTGATCTTATTGATCCGCAAACAAAAGAAGTGGTTGGTCAAGATGAAGAGATGGTAGAAGAAGGTTTATATAAAAACGTTGATTTAATTTTAGAAGGCGATAAAGGCAATAACTTTACACCAGAGCAAGCAGATTATACCCAAAAGCTAGGGTTATCTCCTCAGGATTCCAATACTTTCATGAAATCATTAAAGGAAAACATGAAGACTGGGTTTGTCGAAGTAGACGAGATTTATGGTAAGTATGTTTTAGATGGCGAACTAAAAGAAGTAATTTGTGTAATAGCAAATGGACGTGTAATTTTAAGGCTAGAAGAGACACCATTTAAGCATAAAAGATTTGTTAGACCGTTTATTGTTGGACGTTATGAAGAGATACCAGGGTGTTTGTATGGTACAAGTCCAGTATTGTTAGGGCAACAATCATTATACGAACTTAACGCTACTAAATCTCAATCTGTAGATGCAAAGACAAGAGCAGTGGCGAATATGTGGTATCAAGATGAGAGTAAGAATGTGGTTTGGGATAAGACTTGGACTCCTAATGGAATAGTTAAAGGAAATGGCCCTAATGGTCTTCAACCTATCCTAACTCCTTACCTAGGTAATATAACAACAAAAGATGCAATTGATATTGAACGTGATATTAATCAACTTTGGTCTTTATCTCCGTTACAAGAAGCCACTAGCGATCCTAGCATGATCCCTAACACCAGGGGTGGTACATTAGCGGTTATTGCTCAAAACGATTTTCCTATCAATGAACTAATCAATAGAACAATAGATGAAGAGATTAAACCGTTCCTTGAAATGATTTATGAACGTAACTTGGTATTTAAATCTCCTGAAGATTTATTATCCGTTTGGGATAAAGAAACCTTAGAGCAATCCGGATTAGATGAAAACACTGAGATGAAGGCTTTATCTATTAACCCTTCTATTAAGATATTAGGTAATTTAGAGTTATCTAACGAACTATCACACCAAGCTGGATATACTCAGTTTATTAATTTCGCACAATCAATACCACCTATAGCACGTAGAATAGATTGGCGTGAGATGTCAGAGAAGATGTTGAAGTCTTATGGCATTAAAGATGATGCAGACGATATCTTCCTAAACGAAGATGAGGTACAAAAACAACTTGAACAAGAACAGAAAGCTGCAGAACAAGCTGCTCAACAAGAAGCTCAACAACTTGAACAGTTAACACAACAAGAGTTAGCCAAAGCTGAAGAGGAAAAACGTATTGATGTTGAAGGAAATATTGTTGAAGAGAACGCTATTAACACCCACAAATCACAACTTAAAACTAGCGAACAAGCTGCTGAAGTTCAAATAGAAACTATTAGCGGTAAGAAAGTAGCATAATGTCCGAGAAAAGAAAATCGCTTTATGTTACTGAACTTGAACAGATAATTGATGGGATGGTAAGTAACAGCACACAAAGCTTAATTTGTGCGTTAAGTTATGATGAGAAGCCATCAGGAGATCATGTTACTAATGATGATAAATATTTAATTGAACGTACAGCACATAAGATTAGTGCTTATCGTGAGGTTAAGAGTGTTTTATTAGGTAAACTAGAAAAACAGGAGGATTAATTATGCCAAGAGGAGTAAAGAGAGTTGTAGAAGAAGTAGTTAGTGAGGATATCCAAAAAGAAGAGGTAGTTGAACAAGTAAGTGAAGTTAAAATTGAACCAATTAAAAAGGAATCAAAACCAGTTAATGGGAGAGCAGAAAAGTTCCCAGAGATGGTGTATATTTTTGAAGATGTTAGACGTTATGTCGAAAGAGATTCTAATGGTCAACCTAAAGAGGTTATAGAAAAGAAAGACGCTATAAAGCCTGAATATCAAAAGGGTATTTATCCTATGAAGATAAGAACTGCAAGGCATTATAATGTTACTATAGAACATTTTGAAAAATCTTATGAACTACTAAACGGCAAGAAATTAGATGGGTTCTTGGTTAGTGATATCATGGATAGGTTAGGGTTTTCTTATGGTCAATGTGAGAGTAGAGCTGATCTATCAGAGCGTTATGGTAAAAACAATATTAAGCCTATGGAAATAGCAGAGAAAAAGATAATTGCTATTGTACAAAAGAAGAACCCTTTAGCTGCTTATAACGAATATATAAAGAATTTAAAAATAGAAATAGAGCATAAGATCGATACAGATGCTATCTATGGAGAATAATAAGGAGGTTAGTTATTTATGTTAGATGAAAATGTAGATGTAGTAGATGAACAAGAAGAAGAAAAGTTTGAACATGATATACCAGTTGAAGAAGGTGCTGAAGTAAACGAAAAGTTACTTAAAGAATCTTTGGAGGAAATTGGGCAATCAGTTCAAGAAGAAGATGAGCCTGTAGAAGAAGTAAAGGAAGAAGAAGCAGTAGAACTTCCAGATCATTTCAAGAATAAAACCCCACAAGAACTTGTTCAGATTATCCAGGAAAATAATAAAGAAATATCTAGGCAACGCAATAAGGCTAACCAATACGAAAACAAATTAACAGATGTATTGGCTAACGATAAACCTATCGTAAAAGAACCCGAACAAGATCAATTCGCACAATACAATAAAGAAGATATAACTGCTATCAGAAATTTAGTGGTAAAAGAGATTGAAACAAAAGAAAAACACAAAGCAGAACTAATCAAGCAAGAGCAAGAGCGAAACATAGAAGAAATTAAACGTGAAAATGATAATTTCTTTGATGCTGTTATTGCTGTTAGCCCTGAAATAGAGAATGACCTAAAGAACGCTTTAGTTAAAGAAGCGCAAAGTAAAGGGCTGGAAAGCACCTATAATAGAAAAGATTGGGTACGTACTTTCATAAAGGATTTTAAAAATAAGGGTAATGGCAAGAGCAATGATGGATTAATTAAACGTAAAGCAAAAGCACAAACAGCAGGTAGTACAGGATTTACCGGTTCAAGTACAGGCTTGAAATCTGCTACAGAAATTGGTAATATGAATTCTAGTGAGTTTTTGGAATATCAGAAAGTAATCGGAAGTCCCCTTCCGGTTGCACAATAGCTAGCATAAATACTAGCCATAACCTTCAACAAATGGGAATGTGAGTTTCTACTTCCATAACCCCATTAGGGAGAATGAGCCTTAGTAAGTGATAGCTTTCAAAAACATATGTTTATGTATATGTAAATGAAAGTAAAACTTATATTAAAGGAGATGATCCCTAATGGCCGATCAACAAAGCACCCATGCTTCCTTATCCCCTGCCGTAAATATTTATTACGAAAAGAAGATATTGGAAGATTTCGAACCAAAGGCAGTATTTTT